GTCTTGGTCTACTGGTCAGCAGGTTCAACCCTACTGATCAGCTTTGCAGTACCCATTACCCACACAGGAGAATCACATGTCATATCGCAATCGCAGCAACACCCGTGGCGCACTCGCAATCAGCAACCGCTACCTGAAGACAGCCGATGCCTACGGTCCTAGCACAGAGCCAGCGCAGGAAGCGCGGCAGTTAGCTATCCAGTGGGCGATAGTGCAGGGCATCAATGAGACCCTCGACTCTCAGGCCTACACACAGACGGGCCATGAGGCTGGTTCTGAGGCTGGGTTCAACGGGCGCATCGCGTATGAGAATACATCGGCGAACGTCCTTCTTGACGCCCTACGGGATGGTGGCTTCAAGATCATAAGAGCACCTCGCAAATAGAGGGTCTTGGTCTACTGGTCAGCGGGTCACTCCGCTGATCAGCTTTGCAGTACCCACCACCACCACAGGAGAATCAGCATGATTATTCCAATCCTCACTGGTCTTTTCGTTATCGCTAGCATGGCCGTCATCGATGCGCTCAACAGGGAGGCAAAATGACCAAGGGTCAGAAGCGCAACATCAGGCAGGAAGTCACTGACCGTATCGTGACCGCACTCAAGGAAGGGACCGTACCGTGGGTCAAGCCTTGGACGGGGATTCCGGGCGACGGCGTACCAGTAAACGCCACCACCAACCGCGCCTACCGTGGCGTGAACGTGTTCCTGCTCTACCTCACACAGATGGCCAAGGGCTATGAGACGAGCCAGTGGCTCACCTTCAGGCAAGCCAAGAAGATTGGGGCCAGCGTGCGTAAGGGCGAGCGCGGTACTACCGTCGTTTTCTGGAAGCTCCTGAAAAAGGACGAGGGCACCGATGAAGAGCGGGTTATCCCGCTACTCAGGCACTTTACGGTTTTCAACCGTGACCAGTGCGACGGTATGCCAGAACTTGAAGCTGAAACACCACGCACGGAGTTCGACCGCCACGCTGCTGCTGAGGCCATGATTGAGGCCACTGGCGCAGACATCAGGCACGGCGGTGACAGGGCGTGCTACAGCCGCTCTGACGACAGCATCCAGCTACCCAAGCGGGATCGGTTCCACAACACCGAAAGCTACTACAGCGCAGCCTTCCATGAGCTAGTCCATTGGACGGGTGCACCAAGCCGCCTCAACCGTGAAAAGGGCGGGCGATTTGGCGATACCAAGTATGCTTTTGAGGAGCTAATCGCTGAGATGGGCGCAGCGTTCCTCTGTGCTGAGAACGAGATCTCAGGAGAGCTTCAGCACCCAGCGTATATCGAATCTTGGATTGAGGTCTTAGAGAACGATAATAACGCGCTGTTCAGTGCAGCTTCTAAGGCTCGCAAGGCTGCTGACCTGATAGGCGGACCTGCTGAGACCGTCGAGGTCAAAGCGGCAGCCTGAGTACCCACTTCTGGGGAGCCTCAAAACTCCCCAGAAGCCTTGCAGTTCATTACCACCACCAAGGAGGAATTGATGAATAATTACACAGTAACTTGGACTTTTGAGGTCGAGGCAAATAGCCCAGAAGAAGCCCAGCAAGCTGTTAGAGATGCTGCGGAGGATTCAGACCCAGATTTCATCCGTGGCAACATCCTCTTCGTCTATAACCAGAGATCAACTGTGAAACTCACAGAGGAGAATCACGATGCCTAAGTTCCGCATAACAGCAATAGTGAAGGACTACTACACATTCGATGTTGAGGCAGAGGATGCGTTAGAGGCAGAGGACATAGCGACAGATATATGTCAGGCAGAGCTTCCCTCTGTTAGTGAAAAGAAAAAGGCACCAACTATACAGTTCCTAGATAGTGATTGGGACTTCCCTTATGTAGACCAAATAGGCGAGGAGGCAAAATGACCAAGACACAACGACTGCTTGACGGCACAAAGGTAATCGGAAACCCAACTACTATCATAATTCCAGCCGCTACTTGCACCTGTAAGGGACTCTGCAAGGGGCGGTGCCGGGGAGGTGGAGCAGCATGAGCATGAGCAAGAAGTTAAAAAAACTTCTGAAGGAAAGGGATGTGCTATTTACGATCCACGCTCAGGCCCAATGGCTTCCAGAAGAAGATCCAATGACCCTTAGTGAAGAAAGACAACTCTTGGGTCAGATAAAAGAACTTGATGCCAAAATTAAACACACCGCACAGGAGGAAGCATGAGCAACGTAAACGAGGGACAGATACTGGTAGTCGCAGTTGAAGAGCGCGACGTATTCGGTAACACGTTGTTTTATCCGGCTAACGAGATAGCAGAGCACTTCTGTCGGATAGCTAGTAGGGAGACACTAGCAAGGCGGCACCTAGACCAGCTAGATGCTTCTCCCCACTACACAGTAAAAGCACAGAGTGCCTCAGCTAGACCTTGGGGTGCTTAGGGGGTCTTAGTAACCCGGTCAGGGGGGTCAAAGCCTCTGGCCGGATTTGCAGTACCAGTTCAACCACCACCAAGGAGAAGTAGCATGAGTAATCCGAAACAATTTCCCTACAAGTACCACCGCTTGGAGTCAAGCAACGAGACAGGGGAAGAGGTCACGGTTTGGAATAAACCAGAGGACTTAGCGTACCTGCTGGGAGCAGTTGGAGCCCCGATGGAGACAGAGCGGGACGCTGAGAGATTCGCAGAGGAAGTGCTGGAGTGCGTTCGCATATCCGGCATCACGGTGTCGGACTTCTATTCGCTAGATCAATGTGATGGAAGGAACGTAGATCTACGGCCCAGCAACGGAGAGTGGCACTGGAAGGTTCGGCGGATGCGTAACAGCGATAGACGGCTGCAAAATGTACTAATTGAGAACACGCGACTAGCCACAACGCAGGAGGAAGCATGACCACCACCAACCGATTCGATGAAATCCACAGCGCCACGATCCGCACTGGGATCGACAGGGTTGTAAACGCTATCGCCGCTTGCCAAGGAACGCTTGACCACAAGGCAATCATTGTGGGGCTCAACTCAGTTGGGGACGCCGTACAGGCAGAGTGCCAACGGGTATTAAGAGAAAGGGAGGAAGCATAGGGACTTGACGGGACATACCGTCCGGTGCGATACTCCGTGCCGGGCGGGAGTACTAACCACTAACCACACAGGAGACTAAGAATGGCTATCAGCGACTATTTGGGTGACGAGATTTGGCGGTTTGAATATGAGGTGGTGGGCATGTCACCTTTCCCAGTTGATATGCTCCGCTACGATGGAGCATTCCCCGAGTGGGAAACTGATTCTAGGAAGATCGAATCTAGCATCAGAATGGAGGAGGACGGTCCTGTGCGTGTCAGGCTTGTAGCCTATGCCGATAAAGACACCGCAGAGACGCACCGGGCACCCCATAAGAGGCGGTGGGAAAGCTTTGGGTGGAAGGTCGTAGCTCAAACTGACGATTCTGGCGTGTTTCCGACACAGGAGAATGACTAATGCCAACTGAACTGATTATTATCATTGCACTTATCGTCGTGATCATGGGGGGGTGGGCCTTCGTCGAGTACAAGTGGGCTAGACGCCCGCTCGACACACCACCTGCCACCCCCACTGCACCACCGCCAGCGGTGGTCAACATGCCAGAGGTAGCTGGCAAGGCGCGAGGCAGGGCTGCTCGTCGCATGAGTCGAGGGACTGGCCCTATGGGTCGGAAATTCTAACCAAACCAACACCAACCACAGGAGAACGACTGATGAGTCTTACTACAAACAAAGTCCAGAGGGGAGTAAGGAAATCCACCTACGACTTCTTTGCTGAACGCGAGGCTACAACTAGGGGTGAGCAAGAAGTGATAGCAACTCTCACCAGCGTAGACGACGGCGGTGAGTTTCCACAAACCGTAGGCTGGATTCTAGAGATTTCAGATCACTTGCGGTGCAGTTCGTTACCAAACCACAGGAGCTACACCTTTGGTTCCTATAAGTCATTCGATGCAGACCTGTTTGTGCCCCAAGCTGGGGTCAGCAGGACAGTGTACATGGAGCGGCTCTTTGTGCTCGTTACATGGATTCTAGAGCTTTGGGATTCACACAGAAACTACACAGACTTTGCCCAACATCCGGGCCACTCGCAGTTCGACCGACTGCTGCATGGTATGCCCGCAAGCGAGGACCAGCGAGAGCGCGGCTGGCCGCTCAGGCTCACGCCCGGTGAGGAGCGAGCAGTCTGGGAGAACGTCGACCGCATGGCAGTGCAGAGGCTTGCAGAGAACAGGGGAGCGGTACCTGCTTGACGGACCTAGTGTCCAGCAGCTATAATGTCCTATCACACCATCCACTTAGCCTAGGAGGCTAACACCATGAACACGCAGGCAATCCCAGTCCTTGACGCACTAGCACCGCCGAACGGAGCACAGCTTCGCTCATGGAGGCTAGACGAAGGACTCACACAAGTACAAGCAGCCCGGCAGTATGGCGTCTGCGAACGCCAGTGGCGTCGGTACGAGGCAGAGGACTCGCCCGTACCTAAGCAACTGGTACACTGGCAGCGGATCTGGGAGACTGTTGACCGACTGTCGTTCCACCGCTCTGACACAGGAGTTGATTATGCCTAGATACACCCAGAACACCAAAGCCCTTAGCGATATCGTGTGGGAGAGGCTTGAGAGCTACCTCGACGAGAACCGTGGGGACACCGACATGATCGCGATCAAGATCATGCACTACAAGCAGACCACTAGCTTGCTGTACGCTATGGAGCGGCGGTCCTATCTGGCTGACACCAAGCGGCGGGCTATCACTGAGTTCCTTGATGGCTTGTTACAGCCGGAGGGTACCGTGCCGACGACACCCATCACGGGAGTGCTTGCAACTGTCGAGCCCGAGAGCAACGGGGTTGGCTTGACGGTGCAGGTGGGCGAGCAGCCAGAGGATGTGGTAGCTGACCTCATCACCGTGTTGGATATGCTCAACGAGACTCTCAAGAATCTCAACGCGGTTTGGCCTATCGGTCTGTGGCCGGATGAGTTGCTCATGCTCAACAAGCTCGGTACACTTGTTGACGGTCAGTTGAAGGCTCGCACCGGAGTGGCAGTACGGCTGCGGTGACTCGTAGTGAGCAGGGGGGATGAAAGACTCCTCAGGGGGGGTGGGGGCTCCGGCCCCTGCCCCCCTATTTTTTTTTGCTATGCGACTTCCTCTCCATCGATCACCACCGGGGCCGTGGTCTCGACCCAAAGCTTAGCCCCGCAAGACAGCGGTGTGTCTGGTCGATAGACGAACGTGCTCGGACCGAGGACCTCTACTGTACTCCCCCTGAGAATCTTCTTGGGGGTCTTAGTCTTGGCGTTAGTGTGCAGCCGCACCGTGATGGGAGGAGTGGCTCGACCGTGCTTGTTGTTACTGAAGATCGTGTTCCGGTTGACATGGATACGTTTCATTTGACCCCCGGCCACGCTGGCAGTTCATCGTCCCGCGCCTCCCTCCACTGGCCCCGCTTGAAGTCTACCTCAACTGGAATTTCTACCTTGGCAGGGCCTTCGCGATTCTTGTCCAAAAGCAACCAAGTCCTGAGCAAGTGAGGACGCTGAGGGTCACGCTCGTTCCTTGAGTGATCCAAAAGACACACCTGATTTGAGTTCGACTCCATTGCGGTACCCCCCCACAGTGAGAACATTGTCGGACGCTCATGCCGCTGGGCTGAGGCTGAACGGTTAAGCTGGCTCGCCATCACCGTGCACACCTTCTGTGAGTGAGCAAAGATCCGCATGCGCTCGCTTAGTTCTTCCGCACCTTCTGATATCGACATGCGCTGCGGTGCCTTGATCAGTTGTGCGTGGTCTATAAAGATGTGGGTGTACCCAGCCTCCTTCAGGCGGTAGGCCTCGTGCTCTATCTCGTCGATGGAGGGGCGGCCCTCAGCTTCGACCACAAGGATGTCCCTAGGCAGGATGCCCGTGCCCTCAGCGATCCCTCGCTGAGAATACACATCAACCTCGTTAGCCAGCTTCTTCACCTTCTCTATAGTATCGCCCTCCATCCATCGGTTGGGCATCAAGTCGTAGTAGCCAAAGGAAGTGATGTCAGAATAGTAGTGACGCTGGAGCCCCGCTGCCGATACTTCCATTGTGATGATGGCGGGGGTGTAATCTTGGTCACAAGCTTGCCTAGCCAGCCACCTGAGTAGCTGGGTCTTACCGCTGTTACTAGCTCCACCGAGTATGACGTACCACCAATCACCGAGGCCGCACTCTGCGGTCTCGGAGCAGGCTCTGTCCCAGCTTTCAAATCCAGTAGACAACGGCTTTGGGTTCGCCGCCATTAGCGACCCACCGTAGTCCAGTACCTCGTTCCTTTTAAGGATGGGAGTGTAGCTGAAGTCAGTCATTCGGTAACTCCTTTGGCAGCCGGATGTATCCGCTGCTAGTGGTGGTGGTCTTGGTGTCGGGCTCTACCCACTCGCGCCATGTACCATTGGAGGCTAAGAAAGTAGATGCCATCTGTACGAAAGGTGTATTGAACTTATCGGCACTACGCAAGTGGTCAGCATACTGAGACGCTGCCACGATAGCCATTAACTGCTCGTCCTCAGATAATTTCTCCCACCTCTGCTTGGCCCGTGCCCAGCCCTGTGCTCCTACTCGGCGGGGGTAGGTGTCCTTGAAATCCGAAAACGGCACAAGGGGTGGTTCTGTTACGTTAGTAACAGAAGTACCCCTGTTACTTGGTTCCTTGGGGTCGCACTGGTGCTGCCCCCCCATAGCATCCACGCTACCCCCTAGCAGTATGGTATAGCTGTTGGAAGTCTGTGATCCATCGGGGCGGGACCGGACGTTCTTGGCTATGTACCCAGCGTCGACCAGCGTAGTCAAGCTACGCTGCACTGTGCTCTTATGTACCCCCACGGTTGCAGCCAGTGTGGTGACCGAGGGGAAGCACTCGTTGTTCTTATCTGTGTAGTCAGCCAGCGCCAGCAGTACGAGTTTCTCTGTGGGCCTGATACCCTCTCTTCTAAGCGCCCACGACAAAGCTGCTAAGCTCATGTGATACCTCCAGTATGTGGTTGGTCAATGAGAGGGCGCGGGTGCCCGGAGCGCATGTCACTGAAGGGACACGCCACCACCAAGGGGTCACAGGAGTTAAAGGACCACTCAATGCCGCTCGCGAACAACACAGCCTGTAAACAAACTGCGCCGGGCACCACCCCGCCCGCTATTTCTCATTGTCACCCCGCATTGGGGCAAGGAGCAAATAAATACGTTCAGCTTGCTCGGTCAAGTTGACGGAATGTCCTGCTGCAAATGTTTTCCTTCCGCTGTTGTGTAGTTCCATGTGATGCTTAGGACACAGCGGGACGAGGTCGCGGTAGGTACCGCCAGCACCCTTGGTCTTAACGTGGTGAGCGTGGCAGGGACGCTTCCTGCACGACAAGCAGTGCATGGCCTTGATAGCGAGCACATAGGCCTCAGAGTGGTAGTGCTTTCTGAATCTTTTAGATTGCCGCATGGCCGCCGAGAGTGACAAACATTTCCGAGGGTAATCTTTCTTCTTCTTCATACGCAGAAGTTGACTCAGGTGAGGACTTTGAGTACCTTTGTTAACACCATTAGTTACCACACACCACTAACCACAGGGGTAATCTATGAGCCGTTTACGAAGAACCAAGTCCAACAAGCAGGCAGTCGAGAGGCTGGTGCCCTTCGCTAAGGCCATCGGGTTCAAGCTCAAGTATACCGGAAACGGGTACTGGCACGAAAGGTATCTACCCGGCGAGCAGATGCATGGGGACGAGGGGCCGCTGAGACTCAAGAGTGATCAGGTATTGGGTGGCATGGCCCATTGGATCAGAGAGATGCACCCGGAAGCTGAGACGCTGCGTGACGCTGTCAGGTGGTACGGCACAGTGCCGCACCACTTGGACTTCCGGTACCGAGAGGCACTTGAGTGGCTGAGGCTGAAGGGGGAGGAGCTATGAGATTCTACGGGGCTGAGTACTCTAACGGAGAAGGCCATCGGATCACTGAATACTTTAAGTCCAAGAGCAAGGCCAAGGCTGCGGTCGAGGCACACAACAACAGCGACGCTTACAAGCAGGGCGAACCTGATTTGTATGGTAACTATGCGGCGTGGGAACCGGCGATTGTGGAAGGGTCGACCGTCATGCCGGTCAACGCAGATAAGCTCCTGTACTACATGAATTACTCATCAGCCTGTCACTGCGGCTTTGGGGATGAGGGTATTGGAGATGAATGACGAGATCGTGGTCACCTACCCGGTGCTAGGTACCGTCGACAGTGAGACGGGTACCGTCGAGTTCAACGATGACCTCACTACGGCGGGCCGCATGATACCGGGACTACTGACGGGGCAGACAGCGGTCAGCATAGGTGACGGCACTGCGCTAGTGATAGGGGAGTGCTACGTCACTGACCAGCCCTTCATGTTCTATGTCGATATAGCTGGGCTCAAGCGGTGGCTCAAGGATGATGTACCTATCAAAGAGGCACTGCCCAAGTGCAGTGACGTAGAGCGTGAGTTCCTGTCTAAGGGCAGGGGCCTACCGCCCGAGAACTATCTAGAGTATCACCGTTACGCGAGGGGGGGCTGATGACTGAAGACAAGACACCGGGCACCATGCTAGTCGGTGTCCGTATCCCGTATCACCACTTCACACTATTGGAGGCGGTGCGTAAGGTGCGCGGTGACGAGACCCGCACTGACACCCTGCGTGCTGCCATACAGATGTTCCTGAAGGCGCATATGGAGGACGTACAACTATGACTACCGAAGTATTCCGTTGGAGGCCGGGGAAGTGGTACGGCGTACCGGATGAGGATTATCACAGTTACGTGGCTGCGTCGAACAGTTCCCTTGGGAAGCTCTTACGCAGCCCGGCTCATATGCTCTGGAGCCAGAACAACCCAAGCTCGGGCTCAAGTGATGCATTCCGGCTTGGCTCTGCTGCCCATGTAGCAATCCTAGAAGACGACTTCGAGGAGAAGTGGGGCAGGGGACCAGACGGCGACCGGCGCACCAAGGCAGTACGCATGGAGTGGAAGGAAGCTGAAGAGAAGTACGGTGGTAACATCTTACGAGGCGCACAATACGACGCTTGTCTAGCGATGCGAGACGCAGTTGCCGAACACAAGACAGCGAGCGCACTACTTAATGCGCCCGGACAGTCGGAGGTATCGATTGTGTGGGATGATGAGAAAACTGGGGTCCGTTGTAAGGGTCGCATAGATAGGCTACCTGATGACCCCAGCTTAGGTATCGTCGATCTGAAGACTACCAAGGATGCGTCGCCCAAGGCGTTCGCAAAATCCTTGTGGGCATATGGTTACTTCAGACAAAGTTCACATTACCTAGAGGGCCTTCGTGTCTTAGGTGACAGGAGGCACGCCTTCCGATTCATTACAGTCGAGAAGGACCCGCCTTACGGCGTGGCCGTCTATCGCATCGACGATGGCAGTATTGACGCAGGCGCGGCTCAGTTAGACCGTTTACTTAACACCTATCGGGTGTGTCAAGACAATGACCACTGGCCTGCGTACCCCGATGAAGAGTTGGACATAAGTGTACCCGCATGGGCATTCGCCGAAATAGACAAGGAGCTATAACGATGGCAACTACTGAAAAGATTTGGTCAACGAAGGGCATCTATCACTCGTACCTCACCAACCGGCAGCGCGAAGAGGAAGGGGCCTTGGTCTGCCAGATTATGAGTGAACCCAGAGACTCGAAGTACGGCGGGCGGATCATCATGGTCCGGCCTCATGGGTATGGGGAGGACGATGGACACTGGCTCACGCTAGAGGAAGGAAGCAGCGTTGAGACAGACATAGCTGAGGCACCTAAGAAGACATGGCTGTTACTGGAAGCAGCGGGCAGTGGTGCCAGTGCTACAATCAAGTGGGACGTAGCAACTGACCAGCCTGATACTATTGAGATAGTAGAAGATCATACTATTCAGCTAGTAAAAGAGACACAGCCTACAAACGGTGCAACCAAGGCCACCAACACTATCACCGGGCGGCCTGTCAGTAACGAGTTCCTCGACTCGCTGCTGCGTGCTCACGACATCGTCAAGGAGTTCAAGACGATCACGGGCGAGGAGCTTACCGAGAACGTAAGGACCTTGGCGACCAACCTAAGAGCCAGCAAAGACGGCGGCTGGTGATCGTATACGAGGATGAAGAAGACAGGCTGCGAGAAGCTCGCGCAGCCAAAGCTCTGGGGGAGGCGTGGCACTACGATCTGCTGCGCCTCCCCCGTTTTTCATTAGTAGACTACATAGCTGTGCGTAACGAGGAGGTGCGAGCACTGGTCGAGATCAAGACACGCACCACGGCACATGATTACTACCCAACGTACATGCTCGCATCAAAGAAGGTAGACTCACTGATCGACACAGCGAACATACTGAAAGTCGAAGCACTTATCGCCATACTATTCACTGATGGGCTCTGGTGGACAGACGCACACGAGATGTCCCGGTCACCGATACGAATAAGTGGTAGGCATGATCGTCCCGACGACGATGGTGCCATCGAAGACACATACCACATGTCTTACGAACTACTTAGGAGGATAAATGGCTTCTAACAGCCTTACCGATACCAGCCTGTCAGTATCCAGACAGCTTAGACAGCGATTCTTGGACTCCAAGGCCTCCCTACAGGAGGCTGAAACAGCACTTAAAGACATACCAAGGGGTATGTTAGGCAACGGAGCAGCCGGAGCACAGGGCGCTATATTGGAGCTACTCGACCGTGCTGGTAATCACTACATTGCAGCAGAGAAGTCGATCATAGAAAAGTATGGGGACCATGAGCGGAGCTAAGTCTAGAAGGAAAGGCGCTGTGTGGGAGAGGGAGGTGTCCTCTATACTCACGACTTTAACCGGCGTGGGGTGTGCTCGCCGCCTGCGACAGTATCAAATAGGGGGCAGCGACATTGAGACCGAGTTACCCATAGCGGTAGAGTGCAAGACAGGGTATCGCATCAACGCAAGCAAGGCACTACAACAGGTGCAGGACGCGGCTGAGATGGGAGAGCTTCCTTTTGTGTGGGTCAAGCAAAACAAAAAAGGAGGGTCACCGAGTCGTTACGTCATTGTACATGAAGACGACTTTCTTCCGATACTCCTAGACTACCTGCGTGGGTGGGTGCAGGGGCGCGTGCACGCTATGAACATATTCGATAGCGCTGATCAGCCGGACTAGTACCCGCCCTTTTTAATCTTCTTGGTCTTAGTAGTCCTCTTAGTCTTCTTCTTACACTTCTTGGGCATGATCCTATCTAGTCCTTGTATGCTTGGGTTGAAAAAGTCACGCATAAAGTTGCGTAGTGTGAATATCACCTTGTCCCCCAGAGTACATAGCCCGCCGCGAGTCCTACTGCACCGATCCACCAGTCGGCTTTCAAGCGAAGACCGAGTGAGGGTTTCATGGCAGCACGCAGCGCAGTGACCTCTAAAGTCTGGATTAAATCCATCGCCTCGTGTTCGCTAACGAGAGACCTGAGACTCAATACTAACTCACTGGCGGCATCAGCACGAAGTGACTCCGCCATCCGGTATTTTCTTTCGGTGACTACTATCGAATCTAGCGCACCAATTTGTATCTCGTAGCTGATCACAATTGAATCCAAGTCCAAGGCCTGCACGGAGTCTAGGTCTGCCCTCAGACGCTCTGTAAGAGCCTCAGAGCGCTCTCGTGCTTCTATCCGCTCTAGTCCCATCCTAGTCACTTCGCGCTCTGTGGTGAGCCTCTGCTGTTCGGCAAGGTAAGCGGCTTGTTGAAGCCCCTCTGCGAGGTGGACTGAGCTTTCCGTTACGGAATCGATTACCGATCCCTGAACCACGATACGTTGCTCTGCGTCGCTTGCAATCCCCCGGTAGTAAGCTGCTTGCATACTCTGTCTTACGCCAACAGCTAACACTGCTGCCAGAGCGACTGCCAGCCACACCCACGGTGGTATCTTTACCATCTCACTGGTGCCCTGCGACGCAAGCGGCCACGAATATCAAGGTGTACGAAGCTTGAGTAGCAGCCTAGGCCGAAATGATGAGCGTCCGGGTGGGACTCAAGGATCGCTGCGACTTCTATAGGACTGTACCCTACCTTGGTTACATCGGCAGCACCCAGTGTCAGGTGCATAGAGTAAGACACTCCACCGACAGCAGAGTTATAGTACTCATCCCGGTACCAGCTATTGATCAGCACGGGCGAGAGCGTCTCCTGCTCCCTAAGCCACTCTAATATTTCGATCAGTGGTAGTGCGTTCGCCTCAACGAGGGGCAACGGCGGAGCCTTTAGGACGACTGACTCGTATCTCCTACCTACGTCTGCTATTTCATAAGGATTAAAGTGCTGTACGTTGGCGCAATCAAGCACGGCTTGGCACGCATCCCACCACTCATCTCTCTCTGTCATTGAACGCCGGGTCTGAGTCGAGTAGCGGTGGCCTCCTAGGCTCCCTTGGTAAGGCGGAGGCTATGCCTTGCGCTACTGCGCCGATCTGGGGCAGCAAGTGAGCAGCCAGTCGTGGTGCTCCAGCCCACGACAGCAAGCCTATAAACACCACAGAGAGTAGGCTATATACGTCACTGCCCACACTTCCCCATAGTACAACGTCGAAGACTATGAGCGTTCCAGTAAAAAAGAGACAAGCCACGAGTAAGACCCTCGCTGCCGATGGCTTACCGTTCTCGTCTGTAAGAAACTGCTTGCCTAGTTCCCGTATGGTCGTTCTCCTTTTTTCCAGTCTTGTCGGAAATTGTCTATTAACCCGGTGATACCCCTACTGTCTGCCACATCTGGCTCACCATATAAAGCTATCCTAGCTATACCAGCAATAGCCAAGGTCAGGTCTACTATAGCACCTGCCCTCTCCTCGACGGACATCCCACCGACACCGTCCACAGGCGGGGCATAATCACCAACACCGTTACGGGCATCCCTACGGGTCTTAGTATAATCGTTCAGGGCTTCTTCGTAGTCTTGGAGTTCAGAAGCAACCATCATCATCTCCTGCACCGAACGCTTGTCCATCCTCTTCTCCCAATACACTGGGTCGGTGGTCTCAAGGCTCGCCATAGAGTCCTTTGTTTTTCCTGACTTACGGATGAAGTCGCGAAGGTCTATCTCGTACTGTGTAGCTGTCTGCGGGTTCGTCTCGAACGAGCGTTCGAGATAGCT